ATATTTTAAGCATAAATAAATTATTATTATTAATTTTTTCTATATTCTCAGAAAAAATTTTTATATTACCATTTCTAAGCTGCTCATAAATTTTGAATTGTGTAATCTTGTTTCTTATGTTAACGTTTTTCAATATATTCTTCAAAATGGGTTTCATGAAATTTCATTATATACAACCATTGAATATTCTTTATTTTGTTATAGAACTAATAAGATAGTTTTTCCTTGAAGTAACATGCGTTTCAAATGAAAAAGGTTTAAAAGCATTTTTTGTATATTTTCTAACAATGAATATTGTCAAAAATATAGATCAGTATAATGAAAGCAGCATTTATTTTTGCGAGCCAATTAAAAACAACGTGATGAGCGATGGGCTATTTATTCGCATACTATATTCCACATCATTATTCGTACTGAACGGAGTGAACCTGTTTATTTTGTTGAATGACATATCCATAGAGAAATATTACAATAAATATAAGTGTAGTTTTAACCCGATAAATCATAAAGAAATGGTTGAAAGCATTAAGGTTATTGAAGAGAATTTGCTTAAAAGTGTCAACATTAAAAACAAGATTCCTCAATTTAAGATTTATGAACAGCTTAAGAATGGTAATATAAAAATTTTTTCTGAGAATATAGAAAAAATTAATAATGGACTGTTTATGTTAAAAATATCTGGCATATGGGAAACCGAGTTTCATTACGGAATCACTTATAAGTTTGCCAAGATTAACCATCCGTAGAAAAATATTTTAGTATAATTCCTAAAGTAATAACTGTAACTATGCTGATAAGTTCCATTAAATATAGTATCATTCCGGTTACTTTTCCAACGGTTCCAGATGTTTTGAATGTTTTGTCTTGCATTCCATTATAGAATATATAAAATTCAACCATTAGCAAGACGATAAATATATTCATAAACGTGTAATAACCGCCCGCCACGTGGCCATCTGTAATTTGCTTGAAATAATAGCTGAGCAAATAAATCATGTAGATGAGTATTCCCAATAATAAAACAAATGGGCCAACTGTTATGAGAGCGGATATTAAAGAAGATGTGGAAGACGCAGTAGCTTGCGAGTTAAGATTATTCATTAAATATCCTATCATTAACAGAGTTCCTGTAACAATAAACGAGAATCCTATAATTGTTCCTGTAAGACTAGACGCTGAGTTTGAAGTTACTGTGCACAAAATAATTATAACTCCAACTATAAGTAATGAATTGTATATAATAGAATACCATTTATTCTCCATATTTGCCTTGCCTATAAATATAGAGAATATTATTTATCCTTTGCTTATTTTCCCGCCTTTAACTCATCTATTTGTCGCTGAAGATCCTTAATTTTTAATAATAGCAGAGGAACCATTTCTAAATAGTTGACCGACTTTATAGAAATTTCGTCTTCATTTATTTTCGTTGAAACCGTGTTCACCAAAGTTGGCAAATGTTCCTCAACTTCTTGCGCAATGAACCCGTAATGCATTTTTCCTTTGTTGTCATCTTTGTAGGTGTATTTTTTAGGAACTAAATTCATTAAATTGTCGGTTAAACTTAAGGCCAACTCTTCTATATTATCCTTTAAATGAAAGTCTGATGGGTTATTTATAGTTCCACCCACAAACAGATCACTTTTTATGTAAACCGTTGCTTTAGGATTAATAGGCGTTAGAAGTAACTGACCATTTGACGTTGAATAATTCCATGTTGATTCGGTTCCGTATTGGAAAAGTTTTTGATATGTGCTCTGATTTGGTTGTTTTCCGCCATAATTTGCCATTTTGCTAGTGTTATATAGTATAGAAACATAATTCCCGAAGGCTTTTAACGGGTATCTTTTTGATTTTGATTTGATTTGGTTGATTTGGTTGATTTGGTTGATTTGGTTGATTTGTTTTTGAGTTGATTTTCATGAATAACTAGTTAAAAAAAATATTGCAATAAAATATATGAGCCGATTTAATGTTTCTACAAACCATCCATTAATTCCTAATGCAAATGAATATATGTATGAAAAACAGTTTATTTCAATCCATTCTGAAGATAGAAACGTGTTAAAATACCCATCTGCGAGCGATTTTGAAATTGAACTTCCACAGGATTACTGCAATGTTCAAGGCGTTAAATTGGACAGCTGGTCTTTCCCGTCAAATTACCAGGTCTTCTCTCAGGCCCAAAACAATCTTTCTTTGGTTTTTAAAATAACAAGCCCGTATAACCCAACAGATTACATGATAAATGATTCGTTGCTCATCGCTATATCCGACGCTTTGTGGGCAAACATAGGCCAGGAATATGTAGCGACAATTGAAGAAGGTTTTTATAATCCAAATCAAATGGCAATTGAGTTAACGAATAGAATGAATGCTGCCGTTGCCGCTTTTTTGTTGAATTATTTTACTCAGTTGAATAACCAAGATCTGCTTGATAAATTTAACCAAAGTGGTTACGATCAGTTTGTTGTGGCGTATAATTCGGTTGGTCAAAAACTTTGGTTTGGAAATAAGAGTTCCGGCTTTACAATCTCTAATGATTCTACATTTTATGCAGTTGCAGCATTAAATGAAAATGCTTGTGCGTTAAATAGTTCTCGGGCACAATACCCGGATTTTTCAAACTGGGGCTTGCCTGCATATTTGGGGTTTTCTAGGACGGCTGCTACAACGGTAGGCTCTAGCAACGGGGTTTATCCTAGATTTTTTTATGGAGACGCTAATATGCCTGGAGACAATGGTTTTTGGCTTACACCCGATTCGCAATATCTTGGGCCAAATGCGAACGTTCCCGTTTATTACTTAGAAACTCCATTTGCTGTTAATTTGATGGGGCCTTCACATTTTTATATTGAAATAGAAGGAATGAACACTATAGATGAGACTATACCCTTTTCGGTTAATAGATTTACAACTACTACTAATGGCACAACCGGAGTTGTGAAGTCTGCCTTTGCAAAAATACCCGTTACTACAACCCCTATATCTCAGTGGTACGACAACTATCAAACTCCCATTAAAATTTACAACCCGCCTGCAGAGAGAATTAGAAAACTCAAAATGAAAATTCGTTATCACAATGGGGCTCTTGTACAGTTTGGCACCACAAATTACTCAATTATGTTGGAATTTATGTTGTTGAGACCTCAAAACAAGAGAGACTATTCGTCGTTTACTCCTGAATCTTATTCATAGAAGGATATTGTTTTTCAAAAAGTGCAATTAAGGAGCCAAATCATGTTCAGATTGAAGCCACTCAAAAAATGCTGCGACAGTGCAAGTTTTATAATCACCGTCAAAATTTGTCAGCTTTAAAAACAATGGTCTAGTCATTTTTTTTGTCTTGTAGAAAACGTACGGGCCGTATTTCCCATTCCTAATACTAATGTCGTTGTTTATGAATCGGATTATTCCCGACGATGCATCTCCTCCGGCTTCAGCCTTCTGTTCAGACTTTTCCAAGATATCTAGAACATCCGAAAGTCTTACATTTTCCATGGGTCTATTTCCTAATGAAGAGAGAGATTTTGAGTTTTGACCCCAGGTTACATATAATCCGAATTTACCCTTTTTCAGAATTAATGGTTCTTCTTTGTACGTTCCAAGTTGAATTAGATTTTGTTTGGCTGGGGCAACAATGTCTTCCAATTTATATTCACCCCTTTCCAGCTTCTTCAAGTCAATGCCTTCTCTCACGGGAATAAACTCAACGTTGGATTTTGTTTTGGATTCCGATTTAATGCATTTAATAACTGGTCCATGCTTTCCAATAATATAAAAATGCGTATCATCTATTTTGATTTCGCATTTTTTCTCTCCTGATAGTTTTTCACAGTTCTTATTTATTTCTGTTAATGCGGAATTGCATAGCTCATACCAAACCTTTTCTCCTCTACTAATTTTATCCAAGTCGTCTTCCATGTTTTTTGTGTAGTCATATTCAAATAAATCTGAAAAATTCTTATTCAAAAACTCAATGACTATTATTCCAAGTGGCTGAATAACTAGTTTGTTCTTTTCATTTCCGAATTCTCTCGTCGCAGTTGATTCTGAAAGGGTATTTTCGTCGTCTAATTCAAAGTCTTTGCATTCAATCTGCTTTCCTTGAATGTCTTGTTTCTTAACATATTCTCGTTCTTGGATCTTATCAATGAGAGAAGAGAAGGTTGATGGGCGGCCAATGCCATTGTCTTCTAAAAGCTGGACTAACTTGGCTTCAGTGTAGTGTTGCTTCGCGTTCTTCAGAGTCACCTTTGACGTTATCTTTTTAAATTTAACTTCTTGGCCCGGTTTTAGCTGTAGAAGATAATTGTATTCCTTTTCTTTGAGTGTTTTGGATTCCTTGTTTTTTACTATTTTCCAACCGAGAAAATAAAGAAGTTCGCTTGTTAGAGAATATTTTGCAGATGCGTCTGGTGCGGAGATATTGCTGGTAAACGAAAAAAATTCTGCGGGGGCCATACAACTTTCCAACGTGGTTTCCCAAATAGTTTTGTATAACTTTTTCTCTCTTGCACTTAGATCTTCTGGAACAGTTTTGGTTGTCAAATTGGTGGGTCGTATGGCTTCGTGCGCTTCTTGTGGCGGTGGAGCTGCCGACTTCTTTTTCTCGGTTTTTTTCTTTTTTTCTTTTTCTTTTTCTTTTTTGTTTTCTTGGGCTTTTTCTTTTCCGATGTTGTTTGAAAGCTCATCTATTTTTGGGTTGATAAACTTTTCTTGGGTATACTCTCTCATGATATACTCTTTCGCATCAACTAAAAAATCGGCACTATACTTTTTGCTATCCGTTCTCATATATGTAATGTATCCCGCTTCATATAACGTTTGACAACATTTCATTGTCTCTTTGGGCGAAATATGCATTTCATTGCTGGCGAGTTGTTGTATCCTGGAAGTGGTTAGAGGTTCAGGTGGTTGCTTGTAAACTCGGGTTGGATCTGTTCTAGTAAATGCGTGGTCATGGCTCGCAGATTCCTCTAAGAAATCAGACATAGCTTGTTCGCTTTCAACCTGTTTATTCAGGTCAAACGCAATGCATTTGTTTGTAAAATAACCAGTAGTATTATATACCTTTTGTGGCGGAGAATTGTCTATTTCCACTTGATTCTCATAAACTAGTTTTAATGCCGGAGTTTGGCATCTACCTGCGCTGAGACTTTTTTCAGATGTCTTTGAAATAAATTTCCAGAGAATGGGTGATATGTTATAACCTACAAGAAGATCAAGAATTTGTCTGGCTATTTGCGAATTGACCTTTTTCATGTCAATAGTTCTTGGATGAGCAATGGCAGATTGGATTGCGTTTTCGGTAATTTCGTGAAATACTATGCGCTTTGTTTTTTCCACTGACAACCCGAAAAGATCGCAGACGTGCCATGCTATGGCCTCACCTTCGCGATCGTCGTCGACTCCGATTACCACATCGTCTGAAGAATTTATCTCTTTTCTAAGAAAATCTATGTGTTTTCTTTTTTTATCATCATCAACTATTTCAAACGTTGGTTTAAAATTATTGTCAATGTCAATATTTTTGAGAGAAGAAAGCTGTCTCAGATGACCGAAGCTGGCCAAGCATTTATAACCCGGCCCCAAATAAGATTCTATCTTTTTACATTTTGCCGGAGATTCTACAATGACTAATATTTTCATAAATTAACTATTGAAATTATATTTATGCTATTTTTATTTTAGTAATAGTTTACATATTCGTTATTTTTGCATATATATTCATTTTCAATGGTGTTTTTTTCATTCAAATGCTCAATTTTCTCCGTCAACAAATTAAACCAATCAAATTTATCATAAAATACATCTTCTTGCAATAAACGAATAATTTTGTAACCATTGTCGTTAGCACATTTTTCTTTAAATTTATCAACTATAAATTGTTCTTTATTTGAACGCCAATTACTCACTTTTTCAAAATGTTGGCGACCGTCTATTTCAATTAGTATTTTATATTCTGGAATGCAAAAATCGTACGGCAATGGTTTTTTATTTTTACACCAACTAAATTTACATTGTCTCTCCAATGAATGGAAAACTTTTTTAAGTTTAATATATAATTTTTCTTCCCCCTTAAAAATGCATAAAGAGCAACCTTTTCCAGAAATATGATTAGACGGTGAAATATTAAAAATTCCATGGTTTTTACATATAACAGAAACCTTTTCTACTGAATTTGTGTATTCAACGTTAGAATAATCGTATTTATCTCCATGAACTTTCATTGAATCTTCAATAAATTTTTCTTTTGATTTTCTTTTTATTGCCCCCCTAACAATATTTGCGCATAAGTTGCACCCTCTCCCAAGCAAATGATTTGAAGCTTTTTGAAAAAAGTCTCCGTGAATTTTACAGGAAATGCAAATTTTAGAAAAATCATTTATGTATTTAACTTTTGAATAATCGTACGTATTTCCATGAACCAATGTAATTTCTTTAATATACTGTTCTTGAGTTTTTGTTCTTTTTATTTTATTTTTTTCAATTCCACAGTTCGGGCATCCTTGATTTCCGCAAATATGAGCATCTAGTGTTTGTTGAAAATCACCGTGTTCTTTGCAAGTTATTGTAACTTTTATTTTTCCTTTTACATAATTAACTTTTGAATAATCATATTTATTTCCATGAACAGATATAGCTTCAGAAATAACATCTTCTTTGGTTTTTGTTTTTTTTATTGTATTTAAATCGTTGCCACATTTTTTACATCCGCGACCGCTTAAATGTGAATGTGGAACTTGAAGAAATTCCCCATGGGTTTTGCATAAAATTTCAACCTTTGTATTAGAATTAATATAATTTGTTTTAGAATAATCATACTTTTCTCCGTGTTTTATAATTGATTTTCTGATAAAATTTTCTGTTAAATGATCAACGACCATTATTATAATATACATTCAGATAATGTTTAAGTGGTTTCCCTTTGTTGCCCTTCTTTTTCCTTGTAAAAGATGGAGACCAAGAGAGAGAAAGTTTTCAAAATTTCAGAATTTATTTATCTATCGCTTGATTTGTCAATAGTTATTTCCTGAGCAACATTTCTAATTATCTTGTTATAATTCTTCTCGTCTTCTTCTGGCGTTGCGCCACCGGAGGCCTTTATAATAATATTATGATATTCCTTATGTTTTTTGGAATCATAATCGTTGTATTCTGGGTTATCTTCTATCCAATCGTTTAACATGTTGAAGTTTTTGGCTGCAATGAATTTTATCGCGTTTTTCATCTTGATCTTTTCATCGCTATCTTTTTCCCAGGCGTTTTCGTCTTTTACATAGACAACTTCTCTCTTTAGATCACTGCAATGAAGTGGTCTTTTGAATATGTCTAGCTCTTTAAGGCCTCTAACGAAAATTTTTGAGATCCCTTCTGTATAACCTACTCTGCCAACCATATCTAAATCAGACGTTTTTAACTGGAGCTGGTTAATAAAATCCATGATATTGAGGGCATCTTTGCATTGCTCATTCAAGAAAAACTGTAAATTGAAATGATTGTTGTTGGTATTATTATTGTTG